GGATACCGTCTATCCTCTAGTGCGGTATAATATCCATCATGGTCTCGAATTTTAGACGCGCAAAATCGACCAGGATTAGATAATGGTAGAATTTTATTGTCAAAATGCCGAATGCCAATAACTCGTTCGGCGCGATAAAATATCCCACAAAATTTGCATAAAATCACTTGAGTATTATATCCGTTATTATCATATGCGTATTGCTCAATGCGTTTCATTGGTTTCATCTCCTATAATAGTTCGATAATTTCTTGTGCACGTTCACCGTGGTTAAGAACCATTAATCTAATAATACCATCAATGTCATTGTCGTCAAACGTGGCACTTAGTTTTGAGATTGCACACAATGGCAATATTGGATATATTAATATAAGTGCCTCTAGTAGTTTAATCGTTTTGCGCAAGCGAAACATTTTGGCAATTAATAATCGCGCTTGTATTGCATCATCAATGTTTCTTGTTTCGAGCAGGTCAATGATGTTTTGCATGGTTTATTCTCCTATGCTACTTGTTTCAATGGTTAGTTAGTCCTCATCACTAGGTCATAATCTGCCCACGTATCGCAGCATATCAACGTATCCTCCTCGAGGGATACGATGTTATAGGTGGCCGTTATTGGCTCGCCATCTTGACATTGGCATACGGTCCCTGATGCATCAGGATGCATCCTGAGGGCTAGCACGTCATCTATGTGGATTAATTTGGTCGTCATAGTTAACTCCTTTTGGATTTTGAGGCGTTCAGCGCCATGCTGTTTGCCTGTTGTAACTAAACCTATATGCAGTTGGCATGCCAGATATTTAGTAATGAGTAAGTGATTGAAAAGATTAGAATAGTGAATAAGTGAATGACAGAGATCTTACAGTAACTGCGTAATTCTTTACACACCACATGTTAGTATTCATATCTTATCAATAGTTTAGATGTGTTGTTTATTTTCACAGTGTGTATACTTTTTGCAACACTTTTGGAAGGGATTGGCTCGGATTAATTGACACCATATGGGAGGTATTTATTTTTTTGATTTATTTTTTTGCCTATCGGTACTACTGACACCATGTTAGAGTATATGGCTAGCTAGTGCTTATTTATATCGGTAGTGTATGGCTAGGCTAGTTAGTGGCTAGCATAGCTATATGGCTAGCATAGGAAAAGCAAGAAAGTAAGATAATTGAATACAATATGATACCGCACAAAAAGGCACAAAAGCGCACAAATGTGCGTGTGCGTTTTTTGACGCAAAACGTACCGCACAAAAACGCACAAAAGGACGTAGTCCTTGTGCGCTTGTGCGTGTGCGTTCCGTTTGTGCCTCGTAAGTCATTGATATTATTAGAGTGAAAGCTAAGTACTTGAAATTATTAGAACAGACTTTTCGTAGTACATAGTAGTAGATATATATAACTTAACTTATCCTTATCATAGTGCTAATAGCTAGCCGTGTGCTTTAGGCTAAGGCTTATGATAAGGATAACCTTAGCCCATGGTGTCAATGGCTAGCCCGCCTGCCCTCCTCATGGATTGACTTGAGCGGGTGATTGTGGCAGTCTGTTAGTTGCGAGCGATTCTAGAGGCGATTAGAGCCCCTCCTTGTTATGGCGTAGGGGTTAGGCTAGGCCGTGATTAATCCTAGCGCGTGGCGTGGTAGTTGGAGAGGGGGATAGCCTTGGATTATGGAGGGATAAGTGCTTGATATCATTAACTTGACGCAATGTGTTATGGCTGCTAGATATAGGCTAGGTAGGTATCTGGCTGGCGGGGGGGTATACCAACGAGGAGGGGTACGTGGTTTGGCATGAACGTATACGTATTCCAGTTCCCACTAAATCCACAATTTTTAAAAGGAATATCCCATGTCTAAAAATTTCTTTAATTGTCATTTCTCAGTGAATGAAGATGAAGATTGCTATTGTAATATAAGGGAAGATGGCGAGATAGTTTATATCAAAATGAAAGGATGTACTGTTATATCTAATAAAGATTATCAAGAACTTTTAAAACTTAAAGAAGACCAATGTACATATATATGTCCGTTTGATAGTTAATATTTATAAACCACTTCCATATGGAGTAGAAAACAATGCAACTTATTCTAATATGCTTTATGTTATTAGTAACTAAGATAGCCCTATATATATTCCCTATACAACTATGAACTCGCTCGTCCCATTCTAACAATGGAGAAACAAATGCAGATTAATACGCCAGTTCAAAAAAGATAAAGGTTACTTATGCAAATCTCAACCCCACGCTGGTGTCTCCCTCTTCTCGCTCCAAGTAGATACAAAGGCATTAAGAGCGAAGGGAGCACGTTATGAAAATATCAACGCCTAGATGGTGCCTCCCCCTCCTTAAACCTTCCCGCTATAAAGGCATCTACGGCGGTCGAGGCTCTGGCAAGTCTCACTTCTTTGCCGAACTGGGCGTAGAGCACCTCGTTATAAACCCACAACACCGTATGGTGTGCATCCGTGAAGTTCAACGAACCTTAGCCCAGTCAGTCAAGCGGTTAATCGAGGATAAAATAATCTCACTGGATGTTGGTCACCTCTTCGATGTGACTGAGAATGAGATACGAACAAAACATGGCGGCCTTATCATCTTTATAGGTATGCAAGACCGGACGGCGGAATCGATTAAATCTCTTGAAGGCTATGACATCGCCTGGGTAGAGGAGGCCCAGTCTCTTTCCCAACGGAGCCTTGACCTCCTCCGTCCGACGATACGTTCCCCCCAGTCTGAGCTATGGTTCTCTTGGAACCCTCGGTATCCTAGTGACCCCGTGGACCGTCTCTTACGGGAGGACAATCCTCTCAATCAAACATCTCAAGCCAAACCACCCCCGGGTACCATAACGGTCAGGGTCAACGGAGATGAAAACCCCTGGTTTCCCAAAATCCTGCTGACAGAAATGGAGTATGACCGTGGCAGGGACATTGACCGTTATAACCATGTATGGCGGGGAGCCTACTTAACATCCAGTGAAGCGACCGTGTTCCATAATTGGTCAATCAGGGAATTTAACCTAATACCAACGGACCATAGCACAAAACCTCCCTATGGTGTGCTTTTGACGAATGGTGCCAGTGGGCCTGTCCGTGTTGATAATCCAGGCGACGAACCGTTAATCTTTCGCTTTGGTGCCGACTGGGGTTTCGCCAAAGACCCAACGGTGCTGGTACGATGTTTTATGATAGACGTGCAGCCGAATCAGCCCAAACCCACCATATATATAGACCATGAAGCCTGGTCCATCGGGTGTGAGATAACGGACACGCCGAATTTGTTCAAAACCATACCTGAATCCTTACGCTACCCGATTATCGCCGACTCGGCACGACCTGAAATTATATCACATATGCGAAAACAACGATTCAACATTATCCCTTCCAAGAAGGGAGCAAAATCCGTTGAAGAGGGAATCCGCTTCCTAAAATCTTATGACATGGTGGTGCATCCGAGGTGCAAACACACGATTGACGAACTAACCACCTACAGCTACAAGATTGACACACATACCAACGCCATTCTTCCGGTATTGAAGGATACCAAGAACCATGTGATTGATTCGCTGCGCTATGCGTTTGAAGGTGTGAGGCGCGTCAAGACACCCAACATCCCGAAAGACTTTAAGCCGTTGCCGACAAGGAATATGTGGAATAAAAAGAGGTAAAAAATCCCTCGAGAATTTGCCGTTCTCAAGGGAAACAAAGAACAACAGCAGTGCACGAGAATGTAGCGCACTTTAAGAAAGAATGCAAGAAATAAACGATAGCCTATCGACCATTCTATTAACATCTATCAACCATGACGATATAAAACCATCAAATGTACAACTTTAACCCGATTGAGAAAAATTATGATTGAAAACATTGTTTCATTAAACCAACTAAAAAACGTGTCGCGCTTCTTTATATTTGGGCAAGGACTGCTCGCAGACGATTTACAAATGTTCCTATCTGGCGCGTTTCCTGGCCGTTTCTTTGGATTCATCGGTATGGATGATGGAAGGCATGGACCAAGTCAATACTCTATATTCCCGATTCACTACGCAACGGGAATGCTTTGCAAGGGTGACTTCGTTTTCTTGTGCGAAGAAAATCAATCTGTAGTCAATACCCTACAAGCACTACAGGTTCGTATGGGGTATGGTGAGAATCTTGTGACTATCTATCGGACGTATGAGCTACCGACGTTCGTGATGTTTTTGGAGAAATATACAAAAAATTATTGCTTTGCCTTAGACATCGGCGCGAATCATGGACTAACAACGGCTCTTATGGCGTATTACTGTAACCATGTTCACGCTTTTGAACCGTCTCCTATCCTGCAAGGC